TGTTGTAACTCAAGCATGGAGTGTTGATGAGTCATCTCGGGGGACAATTATAGCAAATGAGGATGGGAAAAAAGATAAAAAGGTTACGAGTGAAATGATAGCAGGTACTACAAAACAAGGATGTGATAATTATCCAGTAGGAAATATAAATAAATTTCTAGCGGAAATGAGTAATTATTCAAGTGATTACCCTATTTTTGCAAACAAATATATGAAAGTAGGAATGTTATCTGTAGCAGCTAAAGAATGTAGTCTTTCACCCAAAGGAGAAAAAAGTTACAAAAATACTTCTAACCAAAACATGAGAAAAGTATTCAAAGATACACTATCACACATGACAGATACAGATCTTAATGAATTAAAAGCAAACTGGGATGAAGAAAAATGGTGGGATATTACTTATGGATATTTGGGAGCAGGAAATAAAGTAAATTTTGGTTCTAAAACAGTAGAGTGGAATGAGAAATTTGGAGCAGGAAGAGCAGCTCAATATGATCATACTGAAAAAGGAGATGGATATAAATATAGAGGTAGAGGTATGATCCAATTAACATGGAAAACTTCATATAAAAAGTATGGAAAAATAATGCAAAAAGTAAATGGGTGGGATTCAAACAAAATCTTAGATAAACCTGATTTAGTAAATACATTAGAGTATGCTATTCAATCAGCATTAGCATACACAGCTGATCATTTTAGATATCCTATAGGACATAAACATTATAAAAAATGGGGAGTAATTGATCCCGCAAAAGTAGACAATTATTTAGCAGCTTTAGGAATGATGTATAATCAGGTAGCAGGATGGGGAAGAACAAAATCATATGTAGATTCTCATGAAGGATATCTAAAAATGCAGAAAAATTATCAATGCTTTACATCATACGTAGAATAATATAAATAATAACAAAATGGCATTTCCAGTAAACAATCATAAACCAATAGCACCTTTTGAATATCAAGGACATCAAGTAATAATAAATTCTGATAGATTAGTATTTCAAGGTAAAGAGGATATATTACTATTTTCAGATAAAGCTATATCTTTTAGTACAAATGGAAGTATACACTTTGACACAAGCTCAGATTCAACAAGTAAATTTATAATAAATTGCCCTAATATAGTATTAGGTTTAAAAAAGGGAGGAAACCAAGATGGAGGAGGGTTACAATTCCCTACAGAACCTGCGTTAAAAGGAGAAGAAACAGTTAAATGGTTAAAAAGATTATTAGATATGGTAGATGAAACTCTAACTGTATTAGAATCTTCATATATATTAAAGGACGCAGGCCCCCACCCAAATAATAAAACAGTATTTGATGATGTATTAAGAAAAAAACATTTAAAAGATTTAAGAGCAGATTTAGAGAGAAAAGGAGCCGGAGGGCTTAAAAGTGAAAGAGTTTATTTAGTTTAAAAATTATGGAAGTAGTATTATCAAAATTAAAAGCAAAAGGAGGATCTTTAATATATGACCTTAAAAAAAAGGCACGTGAAGAAGGTGAAAGGAAAGTGCAAAAGTATAAAGAAAATCTTCTTTCAGAAGACCAAATAAAAGAAAAACTAAAATTTAATGGGTGCTCTGCTGGTGATAAAAGAAAAAAAGAAAGAGTATACAAAAAAATAAAAAAAACTTTAGATAATATAAAAAACATAATGAAGAAGGCTAAATCTAAGATTGGAGCTTTAGAAAAATTAGCCAAATTTGTCAAAACACTAATAGAAATAATATTAGCTATAGTCACAGTGTTAGCTGCTATATTATTAATTTTAAAAATAGTAATAAAAATAGCAAAATTAGTTTTAAATTTTTTAGGAGGAACAGGTACGGGAGGTGTGATAGGTAAGTTTATAGAACTTATGGCTAAAGCCGAATATAAAATAAATAAATGGGCTGAACATATGAAAGTAGCTAAAACATGGGTTAAAGACAAACTTAAAAAATTAAAACCAATATTTAGTTTAATAGCAAAAGTAATAGCAGCAATAGCTGCAGTTTTATTAACTATTGCCTTTTTAATAAAAATCTTAGAAATGCTTTATTTAAAAGGACTCCAATCATGTGCTTTAGCTGAAGGTAGTTCATTAGGAGGGGGAAGTGATATACAAGGGGATGGAAGAGGAACTAATTCATTAACAGGTGTGGGAACTGCAGGGGGTGATGGAAAAGGAAACATAGATTCACAGGCAAATTTATCTTCACTTGCTTCTCTTTTAGAAAATTCATCAGCAGAAGAAATATTAGCTAGGTTAGCACAAACAGGAAATGCAGAATATATTCGTTATATTAGAAATGCTAGTTTTGAAACAATAGGATACGAAAGATTTAATGCAGCTTTAATGTCAACAGATGAATTAAGAGGAACTTTATACCCCGGAGAAGATATAGTAAAAAAACATAAAGGACAAATAATAAGTGGGGGTGAAGGAGATGAAATAATGTTAGAACCGGAGGATTTAGATGGATTTATTGAAAGTCCTTCAAGTCCTAATAATTATTAATCAAAAAAACAAACATAAATTATATTTATAATAAACCAAAGTTACAACAATGAAAGCAAAAACATTTGAAAATTTAATTAGAAAAATAGTCCGTGAAGAAGTTGATTACTCTTTACGAAGAGAACTTAAATCACTTAAAGAAGATTTACGTGATGAATTAAAACCAAGAATCACAGAACATAAAGAAAGATTTGTTGAAGTACCTAACAAACCAATAATGGAGGAAACATCAACAAATTCTTTAAAAGAAAAAATCATGGGGTCACAACCAATCAAAACACACCATTTTTCAAGTAACCCTGGTTTAAATAGCCTTTTAAATGAAACAGCAGCATCAGGTCCTATAAACTTAAATGCGCCAGGATCCTCTCCAGAAATGTCAGTAGAATCAATGCCTGACCCCGTAAAAAAAGCTGTAACTAGAGACTATAGTGATTTAATGAGTGCAATATTAAAGAAAAAAGGAAGATAATAAATGGCTTTAAACAGACCAAATAGAAGAATAGATCCTATAGATTTAACATCAAACGCTAATGTAGGCGTTGGAATTACCTTCCCTTTTGATGGAACAGCTGTTTTTAACCAAAGTTTTACAACTAAAGAACAAGTAAAAAGTAACTTAATTAATTTATTAATGACACACCCCGGGGAGAGAATAAATGAACCTGAGTTTGGGGTAGGAATAAGAGATCTTTTATTTGAACAACAAATAAACACACAAGACTTACAAGCTACTATACATGAGGAAATAAATACTTTTATACCCGAAATAATGTTAAATAATATAGATGTATCATTCGATCCAGATACCCATACAGTAAGTATATTAATATCTTACCAAATAACATTAGATGAATCACATGATAGTATAAAAATTAATTTTAATGGACAAGAACCCTCATTAACAATATAATAATATGGCATATTCTAAAACATCAAACTCCAATCCCGAAAGAGAAATAAAATATCTAAATACAACTTATAGTTCTATTAAAAGTCAATTAATAGATTATGCACAAACATATTTCCCCGAAACAGTAAATGACTTTAGTCCCTCTTCCCCGGGTACTATGTTTATTGAAATGGTGGCTTATATGGGAGATATTTTATCTTTTTATCAAAATACTCAATTACAAGAAACCTTTCTGCTATTAGCACAAGAAAAAGAAAATCTGTATAATATGGCTTATTCTATGGGGTATAGGCCTAAAGCAACAAAAACATCAAGTACCTATTTAGATGTATATCAATTAGTCCCCTCAGACCCTATTAGACATAGTACTCCTGACATGAGATATGCATTAGAATTAGGTGAAAGATCTTCTTTCTCAGCCCCACAAGGACCCACATTTCAAATAGAAAAAAGTATAAATTTCCAAGTTTCAAGTTCTATGGATCCTGTAGATATATCTGTTTATACTGTAAATAAAGCTACACAAAAACCAGAATGGTATTTATTAACTAAAAAGGTAAAAGCACATGCTGCTACTCGTAAAACCCAAACATACACAGTAGGGGCCTATCAAAAATACTTAACTTTAAATTTAAAAGATACAAACATAATAGAAGTAGAATCTATTGAAGATTCAGATGGAAATAGGTACGATGAAGTACCTTATTTAGCACAAGATACTTTATATGATGATATAGAAAATATAGCAGCTGCAGATCCTGAACTTCATGCTTATAATTCACAAACTCCTTATCTTTTAAGATTAAAAAGAGTACCAAGAAGATTTATAACAAGACTTAAATCGGATAGTACTACGGAAATCCAATTTGGAGCAGGTGAAAATGGGAGTATAGATGAAGAAATAATACCTAATCCCGATAATGTGGGGTTAGGACTTAGAGAAGGGTTAAAAAAACTAGACCAGGCTTATGACCCTTCTAATTTTTTATATACAGGAACTTATGGAATAGTACCTTCAAACACAACTTTAACAGTAACATATTTTACTAATGAATTTGGTATGGAAGCAAATGTGATGGCTAATTCTATAACAAATCCAAATTTTTTAGATATAAAAAATAGACCAGACTTAAATAAATCTCTTTTTAATTATGTTAGAAATTCAGTAGCATCTACAAACCCCCAACCTGCAACAGGAGGAGGGCCAGGAGATACTATTCAAGAAATAAGAAATAATGCTATGGCAGCATTTTCTGCTCAAAACAGAACAGTAACAAAAGATGATTATATGGTTAGAACTTTATCTATGCCTTCTAAATTTGGAGCTATAGCTAAGGCATATATAACCCAAGACGATCAGATTTCCCCTTTAGTTTCATCTCCAGGAAGAATACCAAATCCTTCAGCTTTAAATTTATATATATTGGTTTATGATGAAAATAAAAGGATAACAAAAGCTTCAAAAGCAACAAAAGAAAATCTATCAACATATTTAGAACAACACAGAATGCTAACTGATGCCATTAATATTAAAGATGCATTCCATATTAATATAGGTATAGAATTTGAAGTTGTAACTTTTAAAAACTTTAACAATCAAGACGTAATAAGAGACTGTATAGATGCAGTAAAAAACCACTTCTCTATAGATAGATGGCAAATAAACCAACCAATAATAATATCAGAAATATATAATATTATAGGAGGGGTTCAAGGAGTCCAATCAGTACCTAATGTAGTAATAGATAACAAAACAGGATATGAAAAAGGATATTCTCAATTTAAATATGATTTAGATAACGCTACTTTAAAGGGGATAATTTATCCCTCATTGGACCCAAGCATATTCGAAATCAGATACCCAAACAGGGATATTAAAGGACGTGTAATACAATATTAAAATGGCATACTATTCAATATTTCCAGATAAAGATTCAACTATTTATGGTCACCCTTCAAGAGAGGGAATAAACGCAGGAGGTGATGAAATTTTAGAATTAGCATTAGAACAAAAAGGAAAAAAATATTATCCTTCGAGGATTCTAATAAAATTTAAAGATGATGATATAAAAGATATTTTCACTAATAAAATACCAACATCGGCCCAGCTAACTGGGATGGATACAGGCGCATGGTCTTCTTCACTACAATTATTTTCTACTGAACATAAAAACTTATCAGAAACCCAAACAGTAGAAGCATACCCTATATCTACATCGTGGGAAGAAGGAGTAGGAAGATGGACAGCTACCCCTACAGCATCTAGAGGAACAACATGGGTTTTTAGGGATAGTAATTTACTAAAAACATGGGAAACAAATAATTACCCTTTACATAATGGTCTTTACATAAAATCTACAGGATCTTTTGCTTATAATAATGGAGGGGGTAATTGGTATGTAGGAGACTCAACCCATGTAGGAGGAGAATCTTCTGGTTTTGTTACATCTCAAAGTTTTAGTTATGCTACTAATTTAGATTTAAATCTTGATGTAACTTCAATAGTAACAAAACACAGTGCTAGTTTATTATCTAATAGCACTTATCCCCAAGGTATCCCAAATGAAGGATTTATTATTAAAAGACCCTATAACTTAGAAACAATATCAGGATCTACAGGTACGGGCCAAGATCAACTAAAATATTTTTCAGTTAATACTCATACAATCTATCCGCCTAAATTAACTTTTAAATGGGATGATTCATCTTATTCTCATAGTGGTACTGTATTAAGTAGTGGAGATATATTTATATCTTTACATAACAATAAAGGTACTTTTCAAAGAAAATCAAAACAACGTTTTAGATTAACTACAAGAAAAAGATACCCAGATAGAGCATTCGTAACTAGTTCAAATTATTTAAATATACAATATTTACCTGCTACTAGCTATTATAGTATAAGAGATGCATCAACAAATGAAGTAATAATACCTTTTGATATGTCATATACTAAATTAAGCGCAGATAGTGAGGGTATGTATTTTGATTTATTTATGGAAGGATTACAACCAGAACGTTATTATAAAATATTATTTAGAACAGACAACAATGATGGTATTCATATATTTGATGATGAATATTTCTTTAAAATAGTTAGATAATGGGAATGACAAATCCACAATTAAAGATAGAGGGTGAAGAATCTATTACTAAAAAAATAGTAAAGCACAAAGGTGAAACAACTTCGGGAAATGGTCATAATCATAAATTTGTTGTTTATGAAGATGATAGTGTAGAAATATTTCCAAACCCGGGAAAGTCAAAGGATCAACAACATGTTCATGTATATCATGGAGATTATCCTAATGGTATTGTTTTAGAAGGGGGGGTTCATCAACACCATTTTCATAAAATAATTTCAATAAGTACTCCTGTTCAAATGAAAAAAACAGTTTTTGGAAAGAACTCATTTTCAAAAAATATAAATAAAGATTTTAATGAACTTTTTAATAAAGATAAAAAAGTTAATTTAGATGATTTATTTAAGTCTTATGATGATCTATTTTATGAAATTCCAAAAGAAGGAAAACAATCTCATACTTTTTTGGTTCAAGAAAGTTTAGATTATCTTGAAGACTTTAAGTCCCCTCAAGATGAGGAAATATTATTATTATTAGAAAGAATAACAGAATTAGAATCCCAATTAGCTCAACAAGGCGAAGCTGAACCTCAACATCCCTTCTTTTCAAATGGTTCTTTTCTTCGAGCTCCTAGTGATTCTACTATATATTTTATGGAAAGAGGAGAAAAAAGAGCAATATCAAATTGGTCTACTTTTGAACTTCTTTCATCAACCCAAGGACACAATATTTCCCAAGACGCTAAATTTGAAGCTGCAGATATAGAACATGTTATGTCAGTACAAAAAAGTGTATTAGAGGGAATACCTAATGGACCTAAATTTACAGAAGATGACTTTAACCCTAATAGAGAAGAAGCTGAAAATGAGAAATTAGTACAATTAGACCCAGATGATTTTAAAGTAGATCCAGAAAATCATGGTTCAGTTGAAGATTATCTAGAGGCATTAGATAGAGAAACTCGCCAAAAACTAAGCAAAGAATCTTATTTAGAAGAATTATACCATAGATATAAATATGAAAGTGAAAATATAACGGATGCTGATCAAAGAGCAGATGCAGTGGATAGATTTAAAGAAGTTAAACAAGACTTAATTAAAACAAGAAATGCAATAATAAGATATACTAAAATCCTTGAAGCAGTAGACCCAGATGGAGATTTAAAAAACATAAAAATAGATACATCTAAACTAAAAAATATAGTATCAGATAAAATGGAAGAAGAAGTTACAATAGATGAGAAAAGAGAACAACTATATGGTAAAAACAGAATAGAAAGATTTATAAAAAACAATTCATCAGATTCTAATAATAGGGGAGGAGAATCATCAATTCCTTCTTCACCTGCTATGGGGGGAGCAGAAAGTATATTAGGGGGAGGAGGAAGTGCAGAAGATCAGGCATCAGCTTACCTAGAATCAACCGGTATAAGTATGCCGGAATCACAACCAACATCACCACCAAATGGTTTTACAGAAAACCCAACAGGAATTAAAAAGAATCTTAATATATCAGATATGGTTAAATTAAGTAAAATGGGTAAAAGTTCACCTAAAAAAGAATGGTATTGGGGACCTAAAAAGAAATATGAAACTAAACTAGAAAATCCACTATGGAGTCTTCCACTATCCCCTGTAAAAATATCTAAATATATATGGAAACGTAAACATTTTGAATGGATACCTAAAGCAGCCCCAAAACGACTATTTCATGGAACTAATGTAGATAAATTATCATAATGGCAGAAAATTATTTAAACAAAATCCCAAGAATAGACCCTTCAGACCTTGCGGGGGCGGCATCAAGAGACATCCAAAGAAAATTTGGTAAGAAAGGAGACTATATAGATTTTCACATATATGATATGAAGGATTCTCTTTTAAAATCCTTTTATGATTATAAAGATTATACACTCCCTGACCAATTAGATGATCCAGCGGGATTAACAAATACTATATTTGTAGATCCTGGAAAAGCACTTAGGATGGCTAATTTTTCTGTAGGACAATATAGAATAGTATATAACTGTCAAAGAAAAAAAATATTTAATAGTTTTGACAAAGTATTTAAAATAACTGATATTTCTTCAGGCCGTAGAGAAATAAAAGCATCCGCACCTAGTATATCCGCCAATGATTTAGAATCTCAAATGGAAAAATTTCAATTTGAAATTGAAGCTTCTCTTTATCATAAAGACTTTGTTTTAGTTTTTGAGGGTAATCAAAACTTTGTAGGGATAAATATAGCTTTAGATTTAAGAAAATCAGACGATCCTGAAATATTAATAAAACTATATGAACCTTTACCTGGTAATATAAATAAAAATTCCAGTTTTAGAATAGCAGAAGATATAATAGATCCCTTAGAATACACAGTAGATTTAGGAGAATCTTCACCTAGAGATACATCAATTCCTCTAAGTGGTCCTAATTTTAGAATAGATACTAGATTAAACAATTCTATGCCTTCTACATGGAAAGTATATGATGATTTCTTATCAGGAGCAGAATCTTCATCATTATATTCTATATTAGGAAATCTAAGTGGAAGTATGGTACCTTCAGTAGATTATGAAAATACATCAAATACAGATTCAGGATACCATTTTGAAAACTTTGTCCATTTTAGTAAATCAACAGAACGTTTAAAAAACTTTAAATACAAAGTAGAATTATTAGAATTATATGACAAACAAATAGCAGAAATAAACACAATAACTGGTGACGCCTCGGCATCAGCAGCTATTATGAATAATAAAGCACTTGTAGAAAATAAAAAGAAAAAAATAATAGGGAATTTAGACCATTATGAAAAATTCCTATTTTTCGAAGACCACCCTTATGCTTGGCCAAAAGTATATAGATTAGGAATTGGTTATATGCAATTATGGGGGGCTTCCGCTTATCAACCTCCTTATTTCTTTTTAGTAGGAGGGGGAGAATATTGGGTAAACCCTAAACCATATCATTTAGTACATTCAACTTCAAGTATAGCTGTAGACTGGTTAGGAAGTGAAAAAGATACAAGTATCGATTATGGGGGCCAGTTATATTCAGCCTCCATGTATGATAACATGAATAAACATAATATTGAGAATACTATACCTCAACACATTATTGAAAACCCCACTAACGAACAATATAAATTATTTATTGCTATGGTGGGTCAATATTTTGATGAAATGTGGTTATACGCTGAACATGTAACTAAAATTAAAGATGCCCATAATTCATTTAAAAAAGGAATATCAAAGGATTTAGTATATACAGCTTTAAGAAGTTTAGGAACAGAAGTATTCGATCAATTTGAAAATGAAGATTTATTCACGTATCTAACATCAGCCCCCCAATCTCAAAGTTTTGGTGTAAGTGGAAGTGCACAACAACATTATGGGTGGGGATTTTATAAAGCTCCTTATTCTCAAAGTATGGTTACATCTTCCCTTGTAGGATTTGATAATGGGGGAGGATCAATGCCTAAAGGAGATATTACTAAAGAAGTATGGAAACGTATATATCATAATTTACCATATCTTTTAAAACATAAAGGAACAGAAAGGGGAATCAAAGCACTAATGTCATGTTATGGGGTTCCTGAAACAATACTTCATGTTAAAGAATATGGAGGACCAACAGTAGATAGATCAACATATAAAACTTTTAATTACCCCAAATTTAGTTACGCCTTAAATGGAAATACTCACAAACAAATAGGAAGTGTAAGTGGCTCAGATTATTTCTTTACTAACTGGACAGGTAGTTTAAAAACACCCCCAACATATGGGATGCATTTTAATGATTTTCAGGATAGATCTCAATATGCTTATCTTGATAACTTTAGCGATTATACTGTAAGTTTTAGAATAAAACCTCATAGAGAAGGATTAAATGACCCTAAACAACTATTATGGGCTACTTCAGGTTCTCAAGATGGTCTTTTTGTTAGGACAGAGGGAGATAGATCTAACTTGAATAATTCAGCATACCAAACATCAGTACAACTTTGGTTAGATCCCTGGACTAGTAGTTATTCACCCTTAGAGGATCCTTCAAATTTTGAAAAAGGAATAGGAAATGATGCTGTAGGAACTTATTTAGGAGAACCCCTCGATATTACATTAACCCCTACTGAAACTCAGATAGGGTTATTCCCTTCAACCCCCTTAACAGGATTAGCACCTGATTATACAGAATATGGGTATAACGCTATATCCGTAGGGGGTGTAGCTCATTTACCAGGTGTTGGAGGGGCAAACATAGGTACTTTTTATGGAGAAGGTATGAAATGGGCCAGAATGGTATTAGCTTCTAGACAGTTTCCTAATGAATATATAAATGGATCTACAAATGTACTTACAGCATCTCTAAATACCGAAATGGTTTTTGGAACCTCTAGTTGGTTTCCTATATATGATGGTGATTGGTGGAATATTTCTTTACGAAGAGATATGAATCATTCTTTTTCTGCTCACGGTACAAGTGTTTTAGGAAGGAGTTCTGATAGTTCAGATGGTAATAATTTCTTTAAAGTTAATGCTATGAAAGCTCACGATATGAATAATAATATTCATAATTATGATATAACTATACATGGCTATCAGAACTTCGACATGGGAACATCTAGTGTTGCTCGTATGCACGTTAACCCACTATATCAAAAGACGAGTCAAACCGTAATAAATAGTTCAGTAAATAACAGTACCGCTGACTTATTAATGACTAACCTATCTCATGGTTTTAATTCTACATACTATAATAATCAAAACTTTTTATATGCTAACACCCAATCAGGTTATTTATTACCTAATTATGGAACTCAATTTGTTTCTAGCTCAGCAGGAATGATTACATATATAGGGGGAATGCCTGTAGGAGAAAAAGGTTATTGGGACCCCTATCCAGATGCATTATCTGTTCCTCACCATTATTTAACATCCCATTCTTGGGGGTACACAGGTTCTTTACAAGAAGTAAAAATTACAAATGTTTGTCTTCCAGACAAAATATTAGAACACCATGCTTTAACTCCTTTTATGCACAATCAAGGAATCCCTGATTTTGATGGAAAATCAGGTTCTTTTGATTATAGATTTTCTTATGGGGGAGATTTAAATAAATTTCTTCCATATGCTTCATCTAGTGATTGGGGCAGAGAAGTATATTCTATTAGTAAGGGTAATCCTATATTTGAAGCACAGGACAACTCAACCGCTGCTTCTACTACTCTCCGTCGAGGAGGAGCCACAGCCTCAATGGGGATAGGTAAATATACAGGAAGAACAGGTTCATGGGAACCTTTTGTAGAAACACATCATTTACTTACCCCAGATACAGTAGGTAAGTCTATGACAAGTGAAAAAGTTAGAATAGATTCAGGTTCAATAGACCAAAATATATTATCTTTTGATGTAAAAGCAGAAGAATCCTCATTAGATAGACAACCATTAGATTATAATGATTTAGGTGTATTTTTCTCCCCAACATTTGAACAAAATGAAGATATAATACATACTTTAGGAGCATTTAGGTTAGATGATTATATAGGGGATCCAAGACATCAAACATCATCACACTATCCTAAACTTAAAGAATTAAAAGAAACATATTTTAATAAATTTACAAACCAACAAAGATATAATTTTTGGGATTATATTAAATTAATCCAATATGTAGACCATACTTTATTTAAAATGATAGAACAGTATGTTCCTGCAAAAGCTAATTTAAAAACAGGTTTATTAATTGAACCCCATTATTTAGAAAGAAATAAATTTGCAAGAGAAATCCCTGTATTTGAACAATTAGAAATAGAAGGGACTTTAAAACATACAGATCAATATCCTGATGGTCTTGGAATTCATGATAAAGAAAGAGCCCATGATTATAGAATAACTAGTGGAGTAAATGGAGCAGGACATCATTTTAGTGATGGAACTGCTAAAAATTATCCAAGTTCAGATGGTAGTCAAATGTCAACTACAGGACATTGGGACTCTATTGAATCCCACCAAGTCCATTCATATGAATACCCATCAGGATCTAGAATAACAGGTTTATTCCCGACTCAAATAACTTGTTCTATAAACATTAGTGATTTAGAGTATGAAAACATATTTACACCTATGGGATTTGCAACTGGATCTGCTAGAATGTTTACAAGTAAAAGTAAGGAATATGGAAAATTCCACTCTACTTATATAACTTTGTGGGATAATTCAGCTCCATTACAAGGTAATTTTGTACATGCAAAACCTAGTAGAATATGGTGGTTAGGTCAAAAACCAACTATAGGAAACCCTCCTATAGGCATACAACAATATAATATATCTCGTAATCTTTATCATAACCTAACAAGAGATGTTAGACCCGCTACTAGAGAAGCAATTCAATCTATAGAATTTAGAAGAAGAAGATTAATAGAACCTAAATCTTCAACAATAAAAAGACGTAGACTTTAATTAGGGTATATATGTATATAAGACATTAAATTATGGCTAAAACAAATCAAAAAGTAAATAATCAAAAAATACATCAAGGTTCTAACTATCATGGACCTTTAGGATTCCCTGTTTTTAAAATAAGTGAAAGTCTTGAATTTCTTCCTGTAGAATTTGATGATTCTTTAACTACATCTTTTGGGTGGGAAAACCCAAGACATTCCGGATGTAAAACAGAAGCATTATATTATAACCAATTTACAACAGCATCAGAGAATGGTAGACTTAGAGCAGGACCTCAAAGAAGTACAATGCCCACAGTTAATAGTTTAGGAGTACCAAGAGCAAACTATGAAGGAGATGATTCATATGGGGGTCTTCCTGTAATAGAAAACTCATCAACCGTTATATTTTATGGAACTAATGTAATTGGTTATTTAGAAGATAACTTATATGAAACCCCAGGGCCAGATTTTTCTTACCTAAAGATAGATAGGGCTTATGTCTTTAATGTAAATAATGGAACTCATTATGTAGTAGAAGCAAACGTCTTTCCTCAAACAGAATTTTCAAGAATATTTACTCAAAACTTTAAATGGTCGGATAATTTTGAAATAAAAGTTTTAGATAAATCAACCCAAACTAATTTAAAACCCTCATATGGAGTTCATTATAATAGAGGTTTATTTTCTTTATGTGGTACTTATACAACTTCTTCTGGAAGGTTGGGTTTAGGGGGTTCCCCCGATGGAGGAGCAGAACATCAGTTTGATGAAACATTAGTCTTTACTAAAAGAATTCAATGGAATCATTCTAAACTTTATCCTCAAAAATATTATGGTTATCAACCCGTAAATCTTACACAAGAAACACAAAACAT